GTTTTCCATAAAGCGTCCAGAACTATTTGATCTTCGTCCCCTTTAATAATAGGAGGAGGAAATCCTGCTGCTTTAGCTATAGCATTTCTTCTTTTACGTTGATCATTAACATGTTCTACTGATCGACAGTGAACAGTAGCTGTTCCAATACCGTCTGGTTTGAGAACATCAAATTCGTATTCAGGTTCAGGATCAAGATCTATTTTCTTAAGATTAGTAAGAACGGGATAGGTCCCTTTAGATCCAGCCAAGACGCCATATTTTTTCTTGACACATATTCCTTTTTTACAGTGATCACTAATAGGACTTTGAGTACATGTATATCCTTTTAAAGATTTTGCCCAAGATCTAACCTTGGCGTTTAATATTTTATCATCCCATGCATTAGCGTGTTGTTCTGCAAAATATTTCACTGGAGCATTCTTAACTTTCTGTTTCCAGGTATCTTCATACTTCATTTTAACAAACACATGATAGTTATACATAAATCTATCTTTGCCATCGAATTGAGGATCTTTCATAATAGTAGATAAAGTAGCTAGACATGGAGGACCATCTTTAAAGTCTTCATCAGCCCCTTCAAAAATCTTTTTATCAATGCCTTCAGTGATGGAATTTAAATCATCTCTATTTACTAAATTAGATTTAACTAGAGTTATGAAGTGTTCAAAAGTAAATTCTGTTCCGTCAATGTTTAAAGCTCTTCTTTCTACTTTATTAAAATAAGGGAGATTAATAAATTGTCCGGGTCTTAATCCCCCATTCTCCAAGTCCCTAGTTAATTGAGTTTGCTTTGGAAAAATTTCTGTATCTGGTTTTAATTTAAAGAGTGGTAATAGATTAGTTAGAAAAGATTTTAATGAGGCAGCATCTATAAACTCCTTCATAAAAATATATAAATGAATCCCTTTACTTTTGGATAGAATGGGTATGAGTGGTAATTTGTATTCTTGAATTTTGTCTATAATAAATTTCTTGTCAAAGTTTTCGTAGTTAGATGGGTCAATGTCAATTAAACCAAATTTAGTTTCTCCATCTTCATTACATGGCTGAATTCCAATAGATTTTTTACCATGTAAATGGTCTAAATATATTTGGTCAGTAAGCTCTTGGTAATTCCAGCGATAGTCTCCTGGTTTTAATCGAAGTTTGCCACTGTCGGGATCTACGTAGGCGTTCTTAATATTAGCGACACCATACGCTCCTCTATAGCCATTAAAAATCTGTATATATTCCTTCTCCATAATTATCTTTCATGAGGGCGAGTTAAGTCTCCCGCTCTCGCCCCCTTTTAACCGACTAATCGGTTAAACTAGAAATGCGAGTCGGACCCTTTCGGTTTATCTTCCCCGTGTTTTACTTTAACACTTCCTTTGGAAATGTTTTCAGAAAACGTTTTCGCTTGTTGATAAGCTGAACTTTCGGTAACTGGTCCTACCTTACTTACTTCCCAACCAAACCATGTGCCTTTATCGTTGGACATCTGGGTTGTTTTTAGTCTGTAAATATGGCTAAAAGATGCCGGAGTAAATAATCCGTTTTTTCCTTTTAGTTTTAAACCACTCATCATTGAGTTCCACTTTCTACTAATTTTTAATTGAGTAGATTTCATAGAGATCAACGCTGTTGATGGACTATCACCTAAGATAATTACAAAGTGCGATGCAGTTTTTTCAATATAATTACCATTAGGTAATCTATCTTTATAATTGGCATCTGGTTTTGTTTTAGAAAGAATGTCAGATGAAGATGGGTAGATTGCAATTGGTGCACCTAAACCTTCTCCTCTATCTTTCCATTCGATGTATTCGAGTTTATAAAAACATGGAATAACATTTATGCCTTCCACTCCATTATATAACTCTCCAGTCACGGAATTATAAATCATTCCGGGTTCTGCACCTTCGACATATTTACCATCCCTTTTATTAACTTCAGGTGATAACTGTCCAAGGATTTTTAAAAAAGGAAGAGCTAAGTCTTGTTGACCTATACTGCCCAATCCTTTTGCTGCATCTTCCTCAAATATATTTGCTGGAAGTGGTGCAGACTTTTTTTGTTGTACTTGGTTCATGTTTATTGTTTCCTTGTTATTTTTGTTCTGTTGCCTGTGAACAAGTTAAAAAGATCAGACGGCATCTCTAGTCCAGCTTCTAGACGTTCTCTGACCAATGCTTTAAGTGTCATGGGTTCAACCTTTAATTTCTGGACCGGTTCATACCCTTGACCTTTTGCAAGGATAGCATAATCGCTAGCCTTGATATCTTCGTTACGACCAAAAGCAACAGTAACCTCATTTTTAATAAGATCACCCAGATCGTTATCGCGAAGCCATTTAAATGCCTCTTCCCTTTTTTTAACTGGGATTGAAGCACCGTAGACGGGTTTAACTTCAACTGAAGTTCCGTCTGCTAATTTTAAAGTAGAGATATTCATTTCCTGCATCATTGTAGGAATGATCTCTCCCGAAACTAAATCAATTTTTCTTTTCAGTTCCTTCAGCTCTTCCTCTTTGTTAACTAATAAATCTTCCAGACTTTTTAGTTTAACAACTTGATCAGATAATTTATCAGATTCATTTACTGAATCCAAATCTTTTCTCTGATCCTCTTCATAATTAATACTACTCATCAATTTCTCCTTTCTCATGTAAATTTATAGTTATGGGATAGTATTGTCTTTCTTGTTTATCCCATTTCAATAAGTTGTATTTTCCATTTGTTAAATCAGCAGCAATAGAACATGCGACTCCAATAATTGCAGGATCGCCGGTTAATAATAAATAATCCTTGGGTCTATAATCTTTTAAAAGATTTCTCAATTTAAAAATTAAAGGGCCAGGAGAAAATATTATTTGAGAAAATTCTGGTAATAGAAATTTAAACTTTCCATACTTAGAAGCGCTCATGATATTAATTTTTGGAGTTCCTGCTTTTGTACCTGGTATTTCTTGAATAACATATACAATAGACGGTATCTCTTTAATATCTTTATAATCTATGCTTTCTGACATCTTGACAACTATATAGTTTATCCTATATAAGAAGTCAATAGAAAGATGAATTATAAATTTAAGACACCGCCGTATGAGCATCAGCTCAAGGCATTAGAAATGTCCTGGGCTAAATCTTATTTTGCTTATTTCATGGAAATGGGAACAGGTAAATCTAAGGTTCTTTTAGATAATATAGCTATGCTTTATGATGCGGGAAAAATTAACGGGGCTTTAATTGTCGCTCCTAAAGGGGTTGTGGGAACTTGGTACAAACAAGAAATTCCTACCCATTTACCGGACCATATTGAAAATACGCCCGTTTTATGGCAGGCAAATATTACCAAAGGGCAATCAAGAAAATTAGGAAATTTATTTAAAACAGGTGAAGAGCTTCATATTTTAGTAATGAATGTAGAAGCTTTTTCAACTCAAAAGGGAGTTGAGTTTGCTTCTAAATTTTTATCTTGCCATAATTCATTAATGGCTGTTGATGAAAGTACTACTATTAAAAATCCAGATGCAAAAAGAACCAAAAATATATGCAGATTAAGTGAGCATGCACGATACAGAAGAATTCTTACAGGCTCTCCTATAACTAAATCCCCTTTAGACTTATACAAACAATGTGATTTTTTACATCCTGAATTATTAGGGCATAGTTCTTATTATACTTTTCGAACAAGATATGCTGTTATGAGAACAGCTAATTTTGGTGGACGATCAGTTCAAATTGTTGTGGGGTACAGAAACCTAGAGGAATTATCTGCAAAGTTAAAACCTTTTTCTTATCGAGTCTTAAAAGATGATTGTTTAGATCTACCAGCTAAAACTTATATGAAAAGAATTGTTAAATTAACTGCGGAACAAGAGAAAGTTTATAAACAAATGAAACATTTAGCCCTTGCAGAAATGGAAGGAAAACACATGACAACAGCTACTGTATTGACTCAATTAATGAGACTTCAACAAATCAATTGCGGCCACTTCACTGCCGATGATGGAACAATTAAAGATATAAAAAATAATAGAATTACCGAGTTAATGTCTACTGTAGAAGAGATACACGGAAAAGTAGTAATCTGGGCCCATTACCAGTACGACGTAGCAACAATCGTAGAACATCTTAAAAAAGAGTATGGGGATAACTCTGTCGTGACTTATTATGGATTGACTCCCATGAATGAACGTCAAGGTAATATTCAGAAATTTCAAGATTTAGAAAGCCCTGTTAGATTTTTAGTAGGAACGACGCAAACGGGAGGATATGGTATCACTTTAACTGCAGCTTCAACCATGATATATTATTCTAATGGGTATGATTTGGAGAAGCGTCAGCAATCAGAAGCAAGGATTGATCGAATCGGTCAACATTTCCCAATGACCTATATTGACCTTATGGTAGAAGATACCGTGGATGAAAGAATCGTTAAATCTTTAAGAAAAAAAGTAAACATTGCAACTCAGATAATGGGAGAAGAATTAAAAGCATGGATCTAAGAGAATATATTTTACCCCACACCAGTTTTATTGGTGGATGGTATTTCCCTCACTCTATTTGTGATGGCCTCATTCAAGTTTTTAAAAAAAATAAAAATCATCATGTGGCAGGAGTAGTAGGTCCCCCACTAAGAGTAGATCCAAAGGAAAAAATGTCTACTGAAGTAGCTATTGATCCTAAATATAACGATCCTTCTTTTATTAATTATCGAGCTTATTTAGAACAAGCGGTTCATCTCTATGAAAATAAATATCCTGAAATAAAGGATTTTAGTAAATTTGGAATGAAGGAATGTTGCCAGATTCAACACTATAAACGTGGAGAAGGATTTAAAGTGTGGCATTATGAAAGAAGCAGTAAAAACGAAAATCGTTGTTTAGTGTTTATGACTTATTTGAACGATGTCCCTGATGCCGGAACCCATTTTAAATATCAAGACTTAACCACGCCTGCTGAAAAAGGCTTAACTCTGATATGGCCCACAGATTTCACTCATACGCATAAAGGTCAACTTACTAAAAAAGATGAGAAATATATCTTAACCGGTTGGCTAGGATATATTTAGTCCTACATTTTCTGGGAGTATAGTAAAAGATTGCTCAGAAATTTTCTGAGTTTTTACACCATTGATTCGTATTTCGTCGAGCCGTCAATTTTGAAAGCTTTTAAATACTGCTTTCGATTATGATTTTGAGAGTACGAGCAGTGTACCCAGCCCGAGTTCGGATCTGATTCTTTCCAGTACTCGAGAATGAGTTGGTCATAGTCTAGGTTTTCATGAATGTAATCTGCTAGTTCTTTATTAGATACACCAAAAATTTCGAAGTCCGCTGCTTCTCCTTTTGCATGTTGCGAGGTCGATTTTGAGCCGATGGCAGCACACAGCACCGGAGAGCGATATCCGCTCGAAACGGAAACTACACGATCAAAATGGTCCCGAACAGGCTGTAGGATCGACGCACAGAGCGATTTCAGGTTGGCCTGGTGGGTAGGGTTAGGGGTATTATCAATGCCTTTTCTTTCAGCTGTTTGGCTGGCTGTTAGCTCTTTTAAACTAAAATTATTACTTAGCTTCATCTTCCTTCTCCTTTTTCTGCATTTTATCTAAGTCGTCCGTTGTATATTCTAACTTTTGTAATGCTCTTTTTAACGCAGAGTCTTTTGCTTTGCAAGCATCGGTCAGTTCATTAACCTGCTCTTTGAGCACTCGGACTTGCTCCTTATACTCAGCGATAATCTCTTGGTAATCTGCTTTAGACATATATAATTAAGCCTTAGCTTCGGCCAAATAGTATATCAAGTTTTTGTTGGGTTGATAAGTTATTATATGGAATATTTCCACCCTGAGTAGCGCCTACTGTATTAGGGTTTACCCCTGGTAAATTCAAGGATCCTGTGTCTCCTCCAGGCGTAGCGAACGGTGTACCTATTCCCATAGGGACTAAAGGATTAGTTATATCAGGGAAAAGATCATCTAAAGAAAGGTCAGAGAATTGATCCTCAAGATTACTAATAGTCTCATAGGCTTTATCTAAAGGATTCGCTACTCCCATCTCATCGGCATGAGTCTGGAAGGCTTCTTCTACCTTAGCTGATAGGGTGTAAGGTCTGAATTCACCATCATCAATTGCACTCTCTTCAACATTAGATACTCTGTCCATAGCTTGCTCATATTTCTCTTCAGAAATTCCTAATAACCTTGCCGCATCCATATCAAGTTTAAGATCTTTCTTAACTTGGAACAAAGATCGGTTAGCATTAATGTAAGCATCTACAATTTCAGCTGGATCTATTGGGCCACCTTTCAAAGTCACTCTAGTAAATAAAGATCCAGATTTTCTAACTCCATTTTGATAGTCAGCCACTTTATATTTCATCGTTCGACCTGGGTTAACTTGAACGGCTCTGAAACCAAAGAGTCCTGAGAATTCATCACCGAATTCATAAGTCTGTCCATACTCATCGTACTTCCCTTTCGTTATCACATTCACAGGTTCTATAGTTCTACTTAATCTTTTTAATTGAGGATAAGAAAAAGGCATTTGAGCTTCTACTAAATGTTTAAAGATTGCATTGGCTTTATTTCCAGCAGTATCTTGTGGATTATAAACTTCAAAACCATCTCTAGTTCTTCCTTTTCTAGCAATGATATCCATTGCTGCTTCAGTCCAGATTGATTCGCTGATAAAGGGTTGCGCAAATTCTGACATCGCGGTGAACATTCCACCCATAAAATCATCCATGATTCCATCGTTGTCTGTTCTTCCATCAGCTACTGAATTAATCACAGCTTGGACTGGTCTTATTAAAGTATCGTAGGCGTTAGCATGAGAGAAATCGACATACTTAAACTCTCCTGTTTCCGGATCCTTGATTGGAAGGATCGTTGAATTCTTGGACCAGTCAGCTACATATCTTCTGATCGCTGCTTGTTCTTCATCAGTCACATCGTAAAGGACTTTAAACATTTCAGTTGTTGCATAAGGAACTGCAGCCACCGTTAAACCAAAGCCCATCAGTCTTTGATAACCAATGCCTTGAAAAGGTTTGATCACTTGACCATTAGCTAAGGTAAATGTGGTATTAATATCTCTTAAAGCTCGTTCAACAATGTTGGTTCCTGTTCTTGCAATCTCTGCCGGAAACGATACGAAATTTCCTAAAGGTAATTTACGTGTACTCTTTACAAAGTCTGAAACGAAATCGTAGTTAGGAATATTATTCTTAACGATGTCAGCTGCTTCTCTTTCTAGCCAATCATTTGTTAATCGATTCCAGTTCCCTGCTGCATCTTTAAACCATTCATTTTTAGATCCTCTAGTAATTCCGGAAGCAGCTAATGCTTTTTCGAGTCTAGATTTTTCTACGGCCCAGGAATAAATTTTCCAGAAGTCATCTTCAGCGGTGTAGAGATCTTGTCCAACTGATTTTAATTTAGACAAAGGTCTAAGCAACATCGCCGTTCCTTTATTCGCAGTCATGGTTTCACCAAAGCCTACGTCTTGCATCAGTCGAGTGACGTCTCCTAATCTTACATTACTATTTACTACTCCGAGTTCTAAGAGTCGGTCGTATAATTCGTTTTGCATTCGTGTTCCTTTCAAAGGAGTCTGTAAAGCTTGGTATGCTTGCTTGATAGCTTGTTTATCTGCAAAGGGAACGATCCCGTTCGCTGTGGCAAAGGCTCCAGCACTTATAAAATTTCTCATGTGAGTCACAGGAGATAAAATTGTTTTAGCAATTTGAGAAGTGGCTTTAGGGTAAAGCAGTAAGCTATGATAAAGCTGTCCGACCATTCCCTTTTCCGCAACTTCCATTCCTGTTTTCTTTAACGCATCAGCCATACCCGGTGTAGCAAACCATGGGTTAGTGGGATCTGAAAAAGGATTCGTGGCCCCTGTTGCCGGAGTCGGTGCTCTGACACCTTCTTTCGCTGCATCTTTTATTTTTTTAATATCTCCTTGTCTTGCTTTAGTTCCTACGTGTAAGGTTTGAGCGGGATCTATAACCTCTACTCGTTTATAGTTATCTCCGTACCAACGTAGAGCTTCGTCTTCACTTCTAACAAACATCGGCATCTTGCCTGCTCTTATTAGCTCATCATTCTTTTTCATAAGATCTTTAAAGAATACATTTCTTCTTACAATCATAGAAAGTTTAGCGGTCCCTCCTAAAATTGTTTGCATCGGGTTCTTATGTTTACCCAGTAAGTCTTCAAAAACTTTTTTATCAGTCTGGTTTTTAATGGACCCTATAGAAATTCTTTGAGATCCTCTTTGAGTGACTGCACTATCTAGGGTTGTTCTGTTAACAAAGAAGTCTGGAATATTAAACAAAGCATCAGAAGGTTTATCTAATCTAAATCCTTTAGGCATCCCTGCACTTTTAATCACATTGGATACCATAGCTTCAGCTTCTAAGGGAGTCAGTTTTCTTCCTGCTTCTTCAGCACTATCTATAAATACTTGCTTCGCTCGATCAATCAGTTCACGAGCAGGTCTATATCTAAACCAAGGGATCAAAGATTTATTATACATAAACTCGTATGTTGATCCCAAATAGTTTTTAAATTTATTACCAAAGAGAGCTTTGAATTCTGCAATCTCATCTGCGTTTAAAGTTTTTCCGAGTTCAGTAAATAGATCTCCCCATTTTTTTCTAATGATATTAAGACCGCCTCTTAGTTTTACAACATCCTCCGGCTTGGCTCCAAGCTCATCCATTTTTTTAACAACCTTGGCAAGCGCTTCGGGATCCATCGCACTCCAGGTTACTCTGCCTTGATCATCAAGGGTACTGCTGCCTGATAGTAAAGCATCATTCACGTCAGCCATAAATTCTGTTCGTGCTTTATTAGTGGGTGAGTTATCCATCATGGTTTTCATTCTTGGAAAGATCGCATCAATGGATTGATCAATATCTCTTGAAATACTTTTAGCAACACGTGCATCGCCACCTGCGAGTCCTTTGGATAGTCTCATAGCTGCAAAGGCTTCAGGCGTCCAGCCGCTTCGAGACCTGAACCAGGATCCTACCTTGTCGATCCATCGATCCATTTGACTGTTCGCAATATCTAATTCGTTGTTTCTGTTTCTTAATTTTCTAATCGTTGCTCCGGTTCCTCCGATCAAGCCTGTAAATAAAGCTCCTTCAGTTCCGAACTTAACTCTGTTTAATAAATCTCTAAAGGCATCTTCGCCTTCGCCTCGATCAATTTCTGTAGGACCTCCTAAAAGATCTCCTAAACTTCCTACATCTTCTACGTCTCCAATGAAGACTCCTTCCGCTGCACCTCCAAGTAAAGCACCCGTCATAAACTGTTTAGTCTTACCTCTAGACGTTAGCTTATAGGTATCAGCCATTCCTTTTTTGATAATAGGATTATCAAGATCTAAATATTTTCCATTTCTGGAAGCTTGCATGGCCGCCTGAGCCATTTTGGTTCCTGATCTAAAGGCTACTCCACCTGGCACACCAATGTTAACTAGAATTTCAGTAAGTTTTCCAGCAGTGGTTGCTTCAGCTTTTTCATCAAGATTTGTAAGATCGTCAAACCATCGTTCAACTTCAGCCGCTTTACCTGAGTTGACTCCTAGGTCCATGAGCGTTGCGCCCAGAGAAAATAAACCTTTAGGAATACCAATAAGACCTGATCCTATTCCAGCTAGGACTGATTCAAATGTTCCTACTTTATTATTATTGCTGGGACTGGAGGTGCTTCGGGCTTGGGCTACCATTTCATCAAATGATGGCATTTATCCTCCTATTTAATTTGTGTGGGTACTCCACCCTTAATTTCGATGACAGCATCCCCTACCATGTAGACTCCATCTGCTTCAGCAGTAGAACTTACTATCTC